CAAAAAGCAACATTTCAAGAATTCATTGATAAAGGTGAAATTCAAAACATGCTTTTGTGTGGGGGGGCAGGCATGGGTAAGACAACTGTTGCTCGAGCTTTGTGCGAGGAACTTGGGACTGATTATCTAATTATCAACGGTTCAGAAGAATCGGGTATCGATGTTCTTCGCACAAAGATCAAACAGTTTGCATCAACAGTTTCCTTCACCGGCAAGACAAAAGTCATTATTCTTGACGAAGCAGATTATCTGAATCCTAATTCGACTCAGCCAGCATTGCGAGGATTCATCGAAGAATTTTCAAAGAATTGTCGATTCATCTTCACGTGTAACTATAAAAATCGAATCATTCAACCTCTGCATTCTCGGTGTGCAGTTATTGAATTCAAATATACAAAAGCAGAAAAACCTAAAATTGCTGCTAAGTTTATGAAACGAATTCAATTCATTCTCGAGAATGAGGGGATTGGATTTGATGAAAAGGTAATCGCTGCACTTCTGATGAAGTATTTTCCCGACTATCGACGAATCATCAATGAACTACAAAGGTATGCAGCATCAGGTACAATTGATGAGGGTATTCTTGCAAAGGTTGGAGAAGCTAACACACAAGAATTGATTGCATCATTGAAGGCAAAAGATTGGAAACTGATGCGCCAATGGGTAGTCAATAACATCGATAACGATCCGCAAGGTATGTTTCGTAAGTTGTATGATGATCTAGTTCCTCTGGTCAACCAAGTTCCTGAGTTAGTTTTGATTCTTGCAGATTACCAATACAAATCAGCTTTTGTTGCCGACCATGAAATTAATCTTGTAGCTTGTTTGACTGAGATTATGGCTACGGTGAAATTCAAATGACAGAAGAATACAAAATTCCTTCTATCTCACCTTTTGATTTTGTAAATGCAATCACAGAAAACAAAAAAGATCTAATTGTTGATGATTGGTCGGAGCGCCAGTACAATCCTTTTATTATAAATAAATCGTTAAGTTTTGGCGCGGATACCGTGATTCAAGCGAATGAAATGAATTCCAGACCTCACCTTGACAAAAGAATGCAGTTTGATTTTCTTCGGAATATTATACCCGCGAAGAAAAGATACAACAAATGGTTAAAGGGAGAAAAGCTAGAAGCGATTGATATAGTTAAAGAGTATTATGAATACAATACTGCAAAGGCACAAGACGTTGTCTCTATACTATCGCGTCAGCAAATTGATTCATTAAAACAAAAATTAAAAAAAGGTGGATTGAAAAATGGCTGAGAATATTTCATTTAACATTGATCTTGAAGGATATGTGCCTCTTGAGATCACTTTGAAGGAAGCGGATGACTTCCTCAAAGTAAAAGAAACGCTGTCGAGAATCGGCGTAGCTTCGAAGAAAGACAAAACTTTATATCAATCATGTCACATTCTGCACAAACAAGGACGATACTTTCTAGTTCATTTTAAGGAACTTTTTGCTCTTGATGGAAAGTTTGCAGATATCACTGATAATGATCTACAAAGAAGAAATACTATTGCAAAGCTATTGCAAGATTGGGGCTTAATCTCTATAATTAACGCTCCATTGTTTGATGACCAAGCACCTCTATCACAAATTAAAGTTTTATCCTTTAAAGAAAAGGGTGATTGGAACATTCAAACAAAGTATAATTTGGGCAAAAAACCTCGTAAGTCTAACTAGGAGAGTAAATTGAATAATGTTGTAAATATTTCTCTGACACCAGACCAATTAAACTTTATTTTAACATGTGTCGCAAAAACTCCTTATGAGGTTTCTGCTGGGCTGATCAATCAGATCATGGCACAAGCACAACCACAAATTGCTGCAATGCCTGCACCAGAAGAAACACCTGTAGATGATGAGGAAATTAGTTCACAAGAACCACAAGTTTTGCAGTGATCTTGCATATATAATATATCCTCGGGATGGGGAACTAGGCTGGCACCCTAGTCAAATCTGCCACCTATGCCTTCGGGGTAGGGCTTTTAAACTCGCTGAAAAGGAGAAAACAATGAGTTATATGCTATCAAATCTAATGCCAAAAGATTTTCAAAAATTGTTCGTCGGGTTCGATGACCAATACAATCGAATGGCAAAACTTCATGATGAACTCACTAAGGGGATTCCCAACTATCCTCCGTTCAATATCAAGAAAGTGAAAGAAGATCATTATGTGATTGAAATCGCTGTTGCAGGTTTCAGTAAATCCGAAATTGATGTTGAACTTGCAGAAGGTAAACTTATCGTCAAAGGTAACTCTTCTGATGATAGTGATCCTACGCTTACTAGTTGGATTCACAAAGGCATCGCCGACCGTAGCTTCACTCGTACCTTCCTTGTAAATGACCAAATTGAAGTCAAAGGTGCAGAGATGATTAACGGTATGCTTCGTATCTTCCTTGATCAAATTATTCCTGAGCATAAAAAGCCCAAGAAAATTGAAGTCAAAGAGAAGGGCGAGAAGCCAGTCAAGCAACTTTTGACAGAAGATACAAATCTGTAAAAGTTAATGGGGGCTTGACACGCCCCCTGTGTATCTGTATGATGCACATATTGGAAGTGTGGCAGAGTCCGGTTTATTGCACTAGTCTTGAAAACTAGCGATCCTGCGAAGGGTCCGTGAGTTCGAATCTCACCGCTTCCACCAATTTCGGAAAGATGCCTGAGAGGCCTAAAGGAGCGGTTTGCTAAACCGTCGATTCGCGAAAGCGGGTCCGTGGGTTCGAATCCCACTCTTTCCACCACGTTGCAACAAAACAACAAAAATAAAAAGTTCAAAAACCGCTTTACAACCCAAGATTTTGCATATATAATTAACCTGTTGAATGAATGAACGGTAGGTAGCACTGGTGTGCGGCGGGGTCTTATAAACCCTGGAGATCGGTCAGATGGGCTGAAACGGAAGGGTTCGAATCCCTTACCTACTACCAGAATCTAAAGACCTCTCTAAGTCGTCAGTCAATTCTGATGCATGAGGCGAATAGGGAAAGGCGCTGGACAGTTGGGCGCCACGCTACAAAGCGCGGGGGGGCTTGTAGCAAGGACAAAGGTCCTAAATTGTACTTTAAAAATTTGCTTGCATTGCCCCGGTGACGGAATTGGTATACGTGTTGGTCTTAGAAGCCAAATTTTGAGAGTTCGAGTCTCTCCTGGGGCACATATTGAAGCATACTAAATCGAAAGCGTCCTTAGAACAGAAGTGACTGTCTGGTGAGCACGCAGGTAGAGAGGTGTAAAAAGCCCCCGCTTGTCACGGTTACCTCAAGTGTGTTTCAATATGGTGCAGGAAGCTGTGTAGGCTTCACTGATGAGAGCGGGCTTAATTAACCTGTGTTAGTCAGTGCTAGGGAAATTGCGCTACCCGATTGCGAAGCCGCTTACATGCCGAGTTCGAGTCTCGGACCATATTGAAACACATTTACACTGCGGCGTTCTGTCCATCCCTGCTTCGAAACAGGATATCGCCAAGCATTTCAAGCCCCGGTCGCTCCGGTCTGATGCCTAAAAAAGAGATGGTCGAGTGTGTTTCAATATGGAAATGAGTAGACGGCGAAGGTGGTGAGTGTCGCGGCGGACTGTAAATCCGTTACTTAGGAACCGTTGGGGGTTCGAATCCCTCTCTACTCACCATACCGGATTAGCTCAGCGGGAGAGCAGTGTGTTGATAACGCATTGGTCACTGGTTCAATCCCAGTATCCGGTACCAAATTTGGGGGTATAGCTCAATGGTAGAGCAAGATGCTTTTAACGTCGAGGTTGTGGGTTCGACTCCCTCTGCCCCTACCAAATTATGCACCGTTCGTCTATCGGTCCAGGACACCACCCTTTCACGGTGGGAAGAGGGGTTCGATTCCCCTACGGTGTACCATTTATTCCAGTGTAGCTCAGCGGTAGAGCAGTTGACTGTTAATCAATTGGTCGTTGGTTCGATCCCAGCCACTGGAGCCAGAACAGTTGCGGAGTGGAGCAGAGGTAGCTCGTCGGTCTCATACGCCGAAGGTCGGTGGTTCGATTCCATCCTCCGCAACCAATAAATGGTCCCATAGTATATCGGCGAGTATAGTGCCCTGTCACGGCGCAGGATCGGGTTCGAATCCCGATGGGACCGCCAAATTGGCGATATAGTTCAATTGGTAGAACAGCACTTTCATACGGTGTATTGTGTAGGTTCAAGTCCTACTATCGCCACCAAGCGGGTATGATGTTAACGGTAGCATGACAGCCTTCCAAGCTGCTCGTATCGGTTCGAATCCGATTACCCGCTCCAAATTATAAATAATAGTAACTCAATAAAGAGGTTACTATGTTTTCATTCAAAGAATTTACTCTACTAGATGAAGGTGTTCATGATAAGGGCATCTTCAGAGCAGTATTCATGGCGGGTTCTCCCGGATCAGGTAAAGATTTTGTCATGCACAAGACTCTTGCAGGTCATGGGTTAAGAGAAATTAATTCAGATGTTGCGCTTGAACATTCCATGAGAAAACATGGGTTAGATCCAAAAATGCCTGATAGTGAACAACCTCAACGTGATTTGCTTCGTGCAAAGGCAAAAAGTACGACTAAGTTAAAAAAAGCATTGTCATTGCATGGCAGAAATGGTATAATCATTAATGGTACGGGTGATGACCATCATAAGATTAAAGCGATGAAAGATCATCTTGAAGGTTTGGGTTATCAAACACATATGCTCTATGTTCATACAGATAACGATACATCAAGAAAAAGAAATGTTCTTCGAGGCAAGTTAGGTGGGCGTGAAGTGAATGAAAAGATTCGTCAAGAAAAGTGGACAGGTGTGCATAATGCAAAACCTCATTATAAAGATATGTTTGGTCATAACTTTCATGAGGTTGACAACTCAATAGATATTACAAGCGCATCTAAAGAAGAAAGAGCACAACATAAATCTAAACTTGATGCTTTACATAAACACTTCGGAAAAGTTGTATCTTCAAAAGAACAATCACCCGAAGCACAAAAATGGATTGATACACAAAAGAAGAGGTAATATAATGAATCCTGTACAAGGTAATTCAACAATTCAGTATGAGGACATTGAAGATCCTGATGATAAAGAATGGCTTGACATGGTAATTATGAAAGATGAATTTTACGACGTCTGGACAGATTCAGACGAATAAACGGGCTGATAGTGATAATGGGAGCACGTCGCGTTTGCACCGCGAAGGTCGGGGTTCGATCCCCCGTTGGTCCACCAGTTTTAGGAGTATGGTGTAATGGTAACACTACGGATTTTGATTCCGTCATTCTAGGTTCGAATCCTAGTACTCCCGCCGCCGTCTAAGCTAATCTAGTGAAAGCGCTGGTCTGAAGAATCAGAGAGCCTGGAGCGTAACCAGGAGGCGGTACCAATGGAGTTGCTAGTGTAGTGGTTGCACGACTGTCTGTGAAACAGTTAGAGAGGGTTCGATTCCCCGCTTCTCCCCATAGGACCTTAGTTCAACGGACTAGAATATCTTGCTACGAACGAGAAGATGGGGGTTCGATTCCCTCAGGTCCTACCAATAAATAAATGCACAGATGGCAGAGCGGCCCAATGCAAGAGTCTGCAAAACTCTAAAGCCGTCGGTTCGAATCCGACTCTGTGCTCCAATATGCGGCTATGGTGTTTAACGGTTAGCATGAGACCTTGCCAAGGTTTAGGTTCCGATTCGAATTCGGATAGCCGCTCCAAAAGTTAATAAATATCTTGACAACAAATTCGTTCTTTGTTAGTATTTAAATACGCCCTTATAGTTAAATGGTATAACATCGGTTTTGTAATCCGAGGTTCGCAGTTCGATTCTGTGTGGGGGCACCAAATTAAATTCTCGGATTGGGATAATAGGTAGTCCACTACGTTTGGGGCGTAGAAGGTGCAGGTTCGAGTCCTGTGTCCGAGACCAAAAAATGCAAGCAAATTGAGGATCATTATGGAAAGACGTAAATTTTTAAGAGGTGCAGGTATATTAGGTTCTGTTCTTGGTGGTGTTGCGGCGGGAAAAATGGTTGTTGAAAAACACTATCATGAAACTAAATACATTGCTGCACCTGAACAACCCAAAGAAGTAATTTCACACCTTGCTCCCGAATCTCCTACAACATTGTCTTTGCAGGGCGGAATAAAGAAACAAGAACCTTCTCAGGTGGGTAATGGATATAGTTTCGCACCATATAATGTCGAATATGAAAATAGGGTCGATATGGCTGTTGGGAAAGATAATCGTCTATGGATCAAAGTGGGTGAAGAATGGAAACGAGTTGTTATCGAGGGTTGAAAATAACTCGCTGTTCAGATTCCCTTATGTGGTATCGTGACTTCGTTGGAAAAATATTTGACTTCGTTGGAGAAGATGAGGACATTTATTGGACACGTGAACCTGAAGGTTACAAAAATATTGTACTCAAAACCGATGCGGAAATTATAAATGAATGATGATACTGAAAAAGCGATGCAAGAATTGAGTGACATTAGTGAAAAATTCAATGCTTGGATTAATGAAGATCAAGAGCGTTATAATGCAAAGTGGGATTCACTTTCTAAACAAGATCAACTAGATTATTTTTGTGCAATATCTCAACGAATTTTCGATGGTGAAATTAAACAAAAGGGAACATATCGGTACGTCTTATACAACGTTTTTGGTTTCGGGCCTGAAGCGTATGTGCCTGCTCAATGTGCAGGTTATTTGGAAATTCATAATTGTATCACTACTCCTGATCAAGAGAAACGTTTACTAGAAGAGTTTGCTAAATCTTTAGATGTTCCTGAAGTTTCAATCGAAGAAAAAATCAACAACTTTTTATATAAAAAATATGCGTAGCAAATACTGGTCATGTTCTAAGTTTGCAGATTGGATTCGCGGAATGGGAAAACCACCCGCTGAAACAAGTGAAGGTTGGGCAAAGTGGAGAGTAGAGTGTGAGAGCAAGCACCCTATTCGCTATTGGATTGCTGAGGAAGGCCTTGATAATTTGCAAAATGCTTTGATGTTTATTCCTGATAAAATTTATTCTGTTAAGTATGCTTTAGTAAATAGATTTGTCACACGAACACACACGCTTTCATCAAATCTAAAAAAGTATAGATGGCATGAGTATGATACTCGCATGTTGCATTGCTTATTCGACGAACTGGTTAATTTCGTCGAGGTTGAACTTGCTGCCGCCAATTTTCGATTTGATGAGGAAGCCAGAAAAAAATATAAAGTGCCTCTTTGGGGCACAGGATGGTTTCGCAC